TTAAACAACGTTTAAATTAAACTTAGCATCATTCCCATCAAGCAGCGCCTTTGTGTTGTCGAGGTTGTTCTCATACACGTGAACATTGCCTAGAAACAAGGTAATACTCTTCAAGGGCAGCGCAATCTGGTTACTAATCAAATACAAATGGTAGATGTCAGCAGGAAGCCCAAGGTTAGCGTCTGAGCTACGCTGGTAAGCTGTAACCAATAGTTTTCCATTCTCTATCTGAAACTGTATCAAACTTAAACACGGCTGTTGATTGCTCTCAGTATTGTTAGAACCTAGAAACAATACATAATTCTTTGACGTGCGCTTTTCTTTGTTGATCTTCTCTAATAACTTTGGCAATTGCTCAAAATACGTTGGATAACTATTTACTAGAATAGGACCGCAATAATCCCACCAAGTAACACCAACTCCCCTATAAGCCTCCGTAGAGCGTTCACCGGCCATAAACAACCCTAATTCATCTTTAAGCTTCTTTCGTGCCATAGCGTGACCCTCAAACAGTTCCAGCAGGTCAATTGGCTTTAATTCTAGAGATTGATTCAAAAGATAAGTGATTGAGCCTTTTTTATTCTTTTGATTCTTACCTTTCTCAAGGATTTTATTAAGCATTCCATGATACTTGTTCATTTTTAATTCGATTTTTGATTGATGATTGATTATATTTGTACCTCTCACATCATAAATTAAAATAGCAAAGCCAGCATTAGAAGACTTATGTCCTCCAACGCTGGCTTTGGTGCTAAATTAATTAAGATGTGAGAGTTTTTTTTAATGTTGGAGGACTATTTTTTACTTCCCATCCTCCTGAGAACTACACTAAACTATCAATGCTTTTCATACAATGATTAGGATCTATTTTGTCAAGGACAAAAGCGACTCCTTTACCTATCCCCGTGAGCGTGTTATCACGTTGATTTTTACCTAGTACGCTTGAGATAGTTTCTTTCCTATTCCCGAATTCATAACCTCCTTTCTTGATTAAAATCAGGTTAAACAAATCTTTACAGACCACGTTACCGGATGCGTCTATACTTGTGGCAATGCTCAAAAATTGCTGGTCTAATCGCTTAAACGAAAAACTCCAACGCCTTTTATAAAGATTAATGAAAAACGTTATCAGCAGTCCTAAAGGAAATAGTAGCATCGATAAAAATACCGACACTATTGCTAAAGCGGTACCCATTACTGTAAATTCATTAGGATTAAATCCCGTACCGTAATTTCAGTACCGAAAACAAGATTGTTAAAAACCGCATTAATATCAGGATCAGTTTCGGCATTTATAGCAGTAACCAGGTCGGCTTTCTTACCCGTTTTTAGATAATATTCATAGGTGTCGGTATATCTGGCATAAAGCAACGCATATAAATTTGGGTTTTTAGCCTGCAAATAATCATCCGCACTACGACGTTCTTCTTTTAATATTTGCCTTTGTTTTTGACTTGAAAAACCAACAACCGTCTCCGTGCCATCACCTACAAACACAGGCTGTAAATCAAAATACTCTGGTTGCTTGTTTTTGGTATAAGCGATTTCACCAGCCCAGTCCAAGTAATGAATGGATTTTCCAACTCCTAGAAATATGTTTGGCCACTCAACACCATTATGCGTGTGCGTACCGTATAATTTCTCATACGTTATCCTGATGGCTTCCTTGTCTTTTGCAGCATAATAAGACTTAGAAACCCATTGTCCTTTCATGTCAATTACTTTCTCTTTTGCAGTAAAAAAAGAAAGATTGTCGAAGTTTATATCACTCATGGTGTTACCAAGAGTCTGGTATTTTTCGAGGTAATGATCTAATACTATTTGTGCGCTCATAATGGTGGTTTTAAGATGCTAATTCAATGTATTTTATGTTCATTATATCTTGCCTTTTAACTTTAAAAATAGCATACATATTGGTAGCTTCGTTGTAAGAAAAAGTTGTAACTAACGTTGAGCCTCTACGTAATGTGATAACTCCGTTTAATCTTTGAAAAGTCCATAAAACATTTATTGGAACTGCAGCATTTTGCATTATATTATCTTCTATATAAACACCTGCTTGATTATCATTTTGATAGTACCGAAAATAAGATGTATTAGTATTTCCATACCACGGAGCATTCAATATTTGAAAGTCGTAAACTTTTACATTATCTGACGATCTATGTAGTGATAAAAACGAAAGCCATTCCTCAGGTGTTTCTGAACCAAAAGGCGATTGTAAGAAAGAGAAAGTTATTCTAAAATTTAACACATCAATTGTGAATAATGGTTGTTTTAATGTAGCAGAACCTGAAATACCATAACTAAAAACTTTGGCGCTACTGTTTTCTGTTAAGTCAATAAAACCAGTAACATTTACCCAATCTTCAGTTGTAGGAGTGTAAACAGTCCCTAAGACAATCATTAAAGCATTAGCAAAAGTTGCCGATAACCCGTTATTAAGAGTGACAGCATAAAGTCCTTCAGCTGCTCCCGTTGTGACATTAACCTTAACTAAATTATCACTTACAAACGTGATATAATTAATTGTTTGCCCTACAATTGCCACAGTCATAGTAGGAGTAAAAAAAGCCCCTTTTAAAGTGAAATTTGTGGTTGTGCTTGGCAATGTGCTGTCAGGTATTAAAACTTCTAAATAAGGCGCTGGCGCTGTTGCAATCGTGTACATTTTCAAGTTTCCGTTTGCATCGGTGCTTAAAACTTTATTCGTTGGAAGTTGCCCATCATTTCTTGTGTTTGGATAATTACTCAATTTTATATCTTTATTCAAGAACTCCGTAACCTCCAAAACATCTGCTGCAACAATAGCCGGTTGTCCAATTCCAAAACTTCTGTTTCTTAAATTCAATTCAAAAACTCGTCCAGTATCAGTAAGGTTGTATTTTACAATCTCACTTGCTCCAACTACAAGAACCGGGTTTAAGGCATTGATATACGTAACAAATCCCGCTACATTTTGCGTTGCCAATGCAGTTGAAAGAATTGGTTTAACAGTTGTGGTAATGTTTGCCAATCCTGCAAGCTTGGTGATTTCACCTTCATTTATAAGGCGTTCGCCTGCTACTTTATCTACTTTGTTTGTTGTCAAACCATCAATCAAACCCTTCAAAGTTTTACCCATTTCTGCCGTCAAGGCTTTCGTGGTTCCGCCAGTAGTCAAGTCATTAACCAAAATCGTACTTAAGGAAGTTTGCACGTTTTCAATAGCATCGACTAACTCCTGAACAGTGTCTAAATTAAGATTGTCAGAAGTTAGCAATACATTAATTGCGTTGATCTGAGTTTTTAATGTTTTGACCGTTTCGGCACTAGCCAATGAAGTAACGCCACCAGTAACTAAATCATTTACAATTACTAAATAATCGCTGGCTATTTTTGCAAATTCATTTAGCGGGGCGTAACCATTGGCTACGCCTTTTTTAGTTTTATCTTCTTTGGCACTGAACAATGTGGCGTGAGCAACAGCATCCGTTTTATGCGCATTAAACTGGTCGTTTTCAGTTTTAGCATTCAAAACACTTGTAAGACCTGAAATACTACTTTGCGGTATTGGCTCTTCCTTGTTCCAAAAACTACCCCACGAAGCCCAAAATTGAGCCTGTGTAGGTTTTTTACCGGTCATAAACCAGTCATATATCTGTGCTAAATTTGCCATAATTTTATCCTATATATTCAATAAATAATACTACTCTGTACGGGTTCATTAATGAAAAAGATTGACCGCCTCCGATGGATCCCGTTTGTTTATCTTGAAAATTACCGGCGGCTTCTCCTCCAGAACCATCATTTGACCCACTTTGTACATACGCTCTAAATCCGTGCGTATGCGATGGAATTTCATCTATAGAAAGCGTTTTGCTTTTCGCCCCTCCAATTTCACCCAAAGTATCAAACTCAGGTTGCGTAGCATCAAGACCAACAGGAATACGCCCACGCCAATCTAAAACTTCTTGCCAACCCGCAGGAATATCAACAGCGGGTTTGTTCCAAAGAACCATCCCACCACCAGATTGAAATACTGCCGTTTTTTTCTCAAGGGAATCAAGACGCACCATTAATTGAACAGCTGGATCAACACGCTTAAAAGCCGTCCACAACCATGATGTAGCAGCAGTTCCAAAAGTGGCATAGCGAACAGTGTGAACTTGTTTTACAGTACCATTTTCAAAGGCACGATTTACGGGCTCTTCAATAATGATTACAGTCGAAGTTCCAGTAACGGCTGCTTCCCTAAATTCTAACGGTTCACCATCGATGTAAACAACCCCTTTTTTTACGGTCGCACCTAACAACTCACAACCTGATATAATTGTCAAGTTACCCGCCAATGCTCCAAAAGCCTGAAAGATTTCGAAAGCCGTTTGCAGTTCCTGCAAGCGTTCTGTTTTTAGCGGAAAACCGCCTGTTTGGTTAAAATTTGTTTTATTCATTTATAAAAATATTATAGCGTTTGCCGCCTGCTTTATAAAATTTAATATGTGCGTGTAGCCCATCCAGTTGTGTGTTAAAAAGAGCTTCCGGAACATAGACAATAAAGTCTAAACCTGTGTCCGCAGTTTCGGATTCTGTTCGAAGCCAAATTGTGTCCGGTTCTACCTCGGTATCAAGCCAAACATCTTGCTCTTCTACCTCGGTAAAGATGTACTGCGTTTTGTAAAATTGCCCATCACCAATGTAAATCCGCCTTTCCACTGGGTCAAATTTGTCATTGAGCGATCCTCTTAAATAACATATTTGGTTTGTGTGATCTAACTTATAAATATTGTCTATTCGCCAGTTATACCATTTGTAATACAAAGAATTCAATGGCTTTAACAGTATTTGAGCCAAGGCAGAAAGAGACGGTTTTCGCATTACTGTTGGAAGATTATCCAACACAAGTATGTTCCAGTCTATTTTATACCACATAATTGACATTATCAAAAGTTACAATCTCAAAATAACCGCTTTCCGCTATTTTTGAAATAAAAATTGGTTGAGGGGTTCCATAGCCATTTAGCGCAGGATCGATCCAAGAACTTTCGGCACTTATTAATGTGGCATCTAAAACACCAGGCACCATTTGTATTTTATCTATCAAGAAAGAAAGTTGCAATTCTCCGTTAAATTTCAGCTCTTTCATAAACTCCTGCAAAGCTTCAACAACTGGGTAATTAGCATCCAGTTTACTCATTCCATTTTCGTCAAGCATTAAGGCATCCCGTTTTATTTGTAAGTTCAGATATAGCCTGTCGGCTTTGTAATTAATGATTGTGACCTGAACACCGGCCACTCTGATTTCATTTACATAAGCTTCAATTGCCTCAACTTGTGCCGGATCATCAAAATCAGATAAAACACCGCTAGTTTCTCCCGCTATTTTTAGAATGACACGGCTACTATCTGCCGCTTCGTTTACGGCAGCGTATTTGATTATTTTTGAAAGGGCAATTTGTTCATCAGTAGCGGTACCATTATCAAAATAATCTTTATCCGCCACCAAGTCAAAACCAAATTGGAAGCGCAAAGCCATCGTGCGGTACCAAGGTTTTGTACCTGCTTTTTCATTCGCTAAACGTTCATTGACTTCTTTTGTATGTTGATCAAAAAACAATTCGTGAATAAAAAGAGCCAAAGCCACTATTTCAAAAAGGATATTTTCCAAACTCACTAATGAAAATTCAGCATCAAACGAAGCTCCAATAGCAAAACCATAATCGGCCGCCAATTTTTCATTAGCCATAAATGGCGTTGTGATTTCTGATTTAATTTGTGTTTTAGTTCTTGCCATTATCCTATTATAAATGTGTTTTCGATTATCATTGCACCAATACCCTCATCGGCTACAATAAGCTCGTGGTTTTGAGCGGTTATCGCGGTGGAGCATCGATTATTGTCATTAAACAATGCGCTAATTGATTTGATTGCTTTACCTGAATAATTCAAGGTTGTACCGATGGCCAAAGATTCAGTTATAGAAACATTGTTCTCGATAGCAAGCGCAAAAATATTTTCAATTGAGCCTGTCATTTCAACAGCTTTATCCGATAAGTTTTGTCCTTGGTATACTTTACTTTCCATATTCGGCTACTATTTTAAAAGGTTTTCCTTCAAATAAATCCAATTGACTTACTGCTAATCCATCCTTTTTTAAATGCTCTCTGATCTTGTGACGAAAAGCCAAATAATCTTCGCTCAACACAATATCTTCAAGACCAACTCCTAAATCAGGGTTTGATTTCAGTTCCCCCTGGTGCGCTAATAGCATAAGTGAAATGTTTTGTTCTAGTGTAACTCCTATAACCAAGCCACCAACAATTTTGTTGGAGCTGTCACGAATGGGTTCAATTTTTAAATCCAAAATATCGCCTGTGTCGTTATGGTCGTTTACTTGTATCCCTATGCCTTTCATATTGTCTAATTTATGGTTCCGGTTCCGGTTCCTGTGTGACTCGTAGCCGTTCCAGTTGTGGCAACAGTTACATTTACCGTCCCTGATTTTACAAACACATCAATTCCATCACTTAATCGTGTGGCAAATTCCTCAATAGAATTTTCCTCTTTGGTTAGCATATCGGTAAGTATTGCTTTGATCGCTTCTTTTAATCCCGCTTTATTTAACCCCATTTTAATTGCTGTTTAAAAGTGTTTTAAACTTTGTGTCCAATGCCGTCAATTTGGATTTAGTTGAGGCGGCTATCTGTCCTGGTCCCGCTGGTGTCAAAATAATGGCGTTGCTTATTTCTTTTATCAGGTCAGAAACTAAAGCCCCAAAATTGACGCCGCTCTTTTTTAAAGTTACTTTCCCGGTGGTACCATCAACAACAAATTCAAAATCGCCTTTCTTATATTGAATGCTTTCAACGGCATCAACTTTCAAAACTATCAAACCGCTTAAAGTCCCTGTTTGGCTCATTAATATAACCTCACTATCTAGCTTTGGAACAATCAAAAAATGATCATCATCATCTTCCGAAATAGTCGCTTTCAATCGCACGTCAGACAAAACCAACTCACTCAACAATCGCACAGTACAAGTGTCATTTTCAACCGATACAACGGTTGCAGTAATCGCTAAATTTGGAGCTATTCCTAAAGCTTCAATCAATGCCTTTTTTATTTCTGCAGATGTATCCATTATTTAACTGATAATTTAACTCCTAATTTAACAGTTCTCTTACAACCCGCTTCACTTACAGAAGTAACAACACCCACAACATAATAGGTTCCGTCCTTTTCTGGATAATCTTCATCCTTAATTTTAGCCGAATACGTGGGTTTCACAAATGGAATTAACCAACCGTCAATACTTCCCTCATACATATCAGCAGAACGGCGAATGAGTTCTGCATTGGCTATTTTTGGCAAATCTTGCGGACTCACAGAACCTACTTTTAGCGTTATCTTTTCGCCTCCTGTAGTTCCTGCTGTATAGCTTTCAACTTTCCCTTTTACATTAGTACTTTCAACTATAACCTCGACTTTACGGTCGATGGCTTCTTTATATTCTAATGAACTTTTTTCAACGTTCACCTGCATGGAGTAAATGACTTCACCGCTTTTTTCTAAATAAGGCGGATGAATATGTAACTCCTTTTTATCCGTGTTGAAATAGATGTTGGCTTTCGTTTCCTCGGCCAGTTTTTTTAAAACATCAAATCCAGTGGCTTGATGAATGACAAACTTTTCGTAAGCAATGTCATAATCACAAACTAATTTATAACCTGGATTAATTTGGGAGAGTAAGGATTGTGCAATTTTAGCCATTGTGGTAGGCTTCATTTCGATATCTTTAACGCCTACACGAAACAAAAACAAAGCATCTTCACAAAGAATTTTCAAAGAACTATCGTTAGTCACTATGTCTTTTACATAGCCCACAAATTCCGTTATTAAAACTTCATCATAACCTAATTGTACAGCCACTTCTGTGCCTCTACCAATGCGGTCGCCAATATTCAAAACCTGATTCATTACCGCCTCTGGTAACGTTATGGTGGCTGTATCTACTAGATTATCCACGCTTTCGTCAATATCAATGGCGGCAATCGTTTCTAACCTGTAGGTAACACCCGCATTTTTAAACTTTACACTCCAGTTAATATCAAACATGTTATTTATTTTCTTCGATAACTAGTAGGTTGTAAAAGTCATCACTTGTTAATTTTAAATCATAAGCCTGCACATTTTCCCCTTTGGTAAAAGGAAAAGTGTAATCCTCAACAACTACTTTTATAATGCCTAAAATTTCCAAAGGCGCACAATAGATATAAAACTCTTTGTTGTACTTCAAAAACTCAAAAAGCTTTCGCATTTGTGCTCTAGGAAAACAATCTTCAAACTTTCCAGTTGTTAAACTTCCCATCAAAACACCCGTAACTGTAATATCAAAATCCTTTCGATTCCAGCGTTCCTTTATTGTACCAATCAATTTATCGCCTTGTTTAGCAACATTTCTTTTTATTACGGTATTTCCTGAACTTATTGTAATCATAGGCTCATAAGGGAATAACCATCTTTGTCCATTTTCAGTTAAACTAAAAGACAACGGAAAAAACTGTTGTTCTTCAGGAATTGGCAAATCCGTTTGGTTAATCAACCACGAAGGATTCAAATTCTCTTGAGCAATCACATTTTCATTTTGAAAGGGTAGAAAAGGAATTCTAGGTAAAACGTGTTTACTTAATTCATTTTGTACTAATTGGGTTCGCTGATACGTTTTAATGTTAGCCGTACCCATCAAACTAGCGAATAGTATGTCTTTATCTGTTAGCATAATTATCCTGTTGCTGTTGTGGCCATTGCCAATATTCTTAATAATTCGTCTGCAACTTCATTACCTGCTTTATTGGCTGCATCTTTACCACTGATCACCACATCTTTCAAACCGTTCAGCTCTTTGATGGTGATAGTGATATAATTGTGTTTGGTACCGCCTGTGGCAATGGCTTCGTTTGATTTTTTAGCACTTGCAGAACCTCCACCCGAACTTCCCGCTCCACCTTTTCCAGCAGTACCAGGAATAGTTCCTGCGTCGGCAATGCCTGCATCATCTGTTTTACTCTCTTTTTTCCATTTTACGGAATCATAAGCCGCTTTAAATTCCATTCCTGCTGCGACTGCAGTAGAAGCAGCCTTTTTATAGCCCGCTTTGATAGATTCTTTCCGAGCTTCAACATCGCTGTTTAGTTTGGATATCTCAGCAGAATTGGCTTTGCTATCGCCAAGACCTGCCATATTTTTAAACTTATACCATGCAATTTGAATCTTATCAATTCCAATCATAATGCCGTTTACCATAGTATTAAATTGTGCTTTAACAGTTTCGACATAAGCCGTAAACAATAATTTTGCACCAGTAACGGTATGTTTCCAGGCATTACCCCAACCTTCTGTTTTTGAAACCACCCAAACAATAGCTGCTGCCAAAGCCATAATTCCAATAACAACCCATATAATAGGATTCATTGCCATTACAGTATTAAATGCAGTTTGAATTCCTGTCCATACTGCAGTAGCGCCAGAAACAGTCCCAGTCCATAATGCCTGTAGTTTTGTCGCACTGGTTACTGTTGAAATAATGGTACCCGCTCCTTGAAAAATGGGCATTAAATTGCTGAAATCTCTAGCAGTGTTTCCAAGAATATTAGTGTAAGCTAATAAACCATTTGAACCATTGAATAAGGATATTTTAAAGTCATCAATTTGAGCCTGTAACTGCTTGTTTTTTTCTGCAGGGGCTTCCATTATAATAGCTGCCTGCTCATAAGCAGTATTAGTTCCACTCACGGCTGTTGTAAGGCGTTCCGCTTCGTTAATACCCGCAATCATAGCTATGGCCGCATTACTATTTTCTTTACCAAAAAGCTTTGTAACCAAAGCTTGATCTGTCATTATGCTTTTTAGCGGTTTTAATCGCTCTGACAACGAAATAGAGTTATCAGTAAGTTTATTAATGTTTACTCCAGCACTGGTTAATTCTGCTTTTACATCTTTTGGTAAAAAACGACCTTGAGCTAATGTTGCCATTACGTTACGCAAAGCAACACCACCTTCAGCTCCTTTTTTTCCGTTTTTATCAAGTACCTGAATAAATGCATTCGTTTCTTCAAAGGAAACATTTGCCGTTTTTGCAGCCAATCCTGATTGTTCTAAGGCTTGAGCAATTTGTGGCAATTCAGCAGAACCTTCTTTAGCAGATGCTGCCATCACATTGTTCATCTTTGCCATTTCTTTGGATGCCTTTATTGGGTCGGCCAAAGAAACTTGGTATTGATTCATCGCTGTGGTAAGAACGTTTGTTGCAGCAACAGTATCGCCACCCATCAATTTACTTGTAATCGATGCTTCTTTACCCATTGCTTTCAAAGCGATAGGGACTTTTCCTATTTCGGGAGACAATTGCGAAAGAATCAACTTGTATGATTCCGCACTATCAGCTGCAGCACCTCCAAACGTTTTGGCGTTCTCGCGTGCATAACCTTCAATTTCTTTTAATTTGCTTCCCGTTACTCCTGTAATTGCGGATAGGTCATAAAGACTTGTACTCAACTTTATCCCTGGATCATTCATTGCTGTCAGTCCATCGGCTGCAGAACTTATATTTTGAATTAAGTTGTTTAACCGTAATCCATTCAACTGCTTTTGAACTTTGTCAATTCCTGTATGTACATTAGTTTGAAACTTATTGAATGAGGAATTTACCTTATCAAAGTTTTCATTAATTTGTATGATATAGGATAAGGTATTGCTCATTTATGCGTTTTCTTTTTTTCGAATGTATTCCAGTTCTTTGTATCGTTGCGCCCACTCTTCGTCTGACAAGTCATCAGGATTGGCTATACTCATGTAATAGCGCAATTGGGCATTTGTGATGCGAAACCAGTCGTTTTCGTCAACAACTGATGACTCTAGTACTTTACCAGCTCCGCTTTTTTAAATTCAATTACTTGGTCTAGTTTTGAAGAGGCAGCAAGAAACAAACTATCATTTGTTAAAATGTCTTCGTCACCACCCAACCAGCAATTTTTTAAAATCACTTCATTAAACTTCATCGGGTCAGAGCCTACTTGTGAGGCAAAGCTTAACGCTTTACGATCAGGTTTTTTTAAATAGCAAACTTTATCCTCGATTACGATTCCAAAAAATTCACCGTGTGTGGCTTTCCATTCTTCTAATTGTTCAGGAGACGCTGTACTGGTTCCTTCTACTACTTTGTATGTTGGTGTGTTCATTTGTTGTTTTTATTAAATAATCCCGATTGCTCGGGATTATTGATTATACATTTTTCATTCCTAATGCTAAGAATGGTAAGGTTACTGGCATAAACTTGTCGCCTTGTTTGGCAGCTTCTTCTGACTCTGTAAAACTTACTCCAGAAATTCTTTTCGTGCGAATCACATCGCCAGATGATGGATTACCATAACAAATAAGCATATCCACTTTAGCGTCCAAGATGTTGCCGCCTGCAGCATCTTCTAACGCATCATAACCAGACTTTAGTAATTCAATCTCACCTTCGTAAGCATCATTCCCGCTCTGAATAGCAAATGGCTGACGGCCTTTTGCATATATTGGCTCTTTTTCACGTTTCTTTTTAGCTTTTACAGCGCGAATCGTCAATAAATCAACTCCTCCCAAAATGACAGTTATATCCGCCCACTCGTATTCTCTTGTGTTAAACATATTTTCTAAGAGTTAAGGTTATAGCCTATTGTAAATTCGAGATATCTACCGTAGCCTTTTGGTTTCACTTGTACTTTTCCTTTAATGATTCCAGTAGTAGCCACGTTATTAGTAGTATCTACTAAACATTGTACTCCTGTATCATTTGCCTTGGTCTTGTCAACCGAAAGCTCATTTCTTGCACTCATTTCTTGTGCAATCACGCGCTCCATTTCGGCCTCTATGGTTCTGGCGTCAATTGGCGATAGTTTCCCACCATCTAACAAATCAAAATCATCCAAAACGTAGTTGGTTAATACTCCATTAGCTAAAACATAGGCTTTATCAATAACACGTCTACGAGTTAAGAAATGATAATCATCCTCAACCGTACAAGCCAAATGATCATCTACAAAATAGTAACCTGATTTCCCTACGTGAGTAGTCAATGTGATAAAACCTTTGTCATACAAAGCATCAATATTGACTTGCTCAATGGGAGTGTCAAGGACAAAGAACTCTAAAGGTTTCAATGCGCCGTCACGAACACGACCTACATTTACATGTACTTGGTTCTTAGCGATACGACCTCCTAAAACTCCTACTGCAGCACCTTTGGAGGCTGTTGTTCCGGTTCTTGTTTCGGTATCCCCAATTAAAACCGCAACACGGTTATAAGTTGTTATTGAAAAGCCAGTTAAATCACCCGGAACTCCCGTGTAATTGTATCCTTCGATAACAAAAACAACTGGGTGTATTTTGTTTATAGTGAAATCATCAGCAATAGTTTGAGCCGCCGCTAATGTGGCAGGAAAACCCGTTCTTATTCCTGCAGTAACCACCATTTCTGCAACGCTTGGAGCATATTTCAACAACACAAAACGGATTCGTCTGTTTGATGCCATTAATGGAACTTCACTTGCAGCCACTAATTGATCTAAAGTTTGGGTTTTGGCAACGCCATAAATCCAAAGCTCAGTACCGTCTCCCGCTTCAGCATAAAACTCCTTGATGGTTTTGTGCAATTCATAGTTAGAAATTCCACCTATGATGCCCAATGTTTCGGCTTCTTTCAAACTAAACACTGTATAAACAGTATTTAAAGCAAAAGTTCCGTTTGCCACGGCACTTGCCACAATAGAGCAAATTCCATCGGGGCTTGTAGCGACAACCCCAAGGTTGCCGTTTTCAAAGCCTATACTTACTTTTGGTTTTCCCATTATTCTTGAGTATTAACTCCTTCTTGTGCGCTTGCTTTCGCCGCAACTAACAAAGGAAAGATTGTATCTTTTTTCTCGTTTTCTGCTTCTAATCCTAATGTTTTGAATAATTTCAAAGCCTCAGGATATTTAGTGGTTTCGGGGTTAAATTCAAGTAATGCTTGAGCTAATTCCATTTGGTACTGAATAGCTTTTTGCCTTTCAGCTTCTTGATCTGCTTTTAGCTTTTCAGCCGCTTCGAATTCTGCCATTTCTAGGTCGGCATCCGTCAACTCCTCTTCATCAACTACCTGTAATTCCTTTTCGTTAAAAATAGGTTCAACGCTTTTATCATTTAAGGTTTTGGCGTGGTTCTTTGCGTCAGTCTCTTGATAAAATGGCGTTCCGTCCGAAGTGATGTACGCTTTCTTTAAGTCTGGATTTGTTTCAAAAATTTTGTGCATGATTTTATGTGATTTTAGATTTTACAAATAGCCAAACCGCTAATAAAAGCGAAAGGATGGCGAAGATTCGAAATAGTTTAATTTGTGTTTCCTGCCACCAAGTCAGTTTATTTACTTCGACCGGTACCCTGATGACTTCATTACTCGTTTGATGTGTGTTTTTATAATGAGCGAGTAACTCCTGAGCTCGTGCCTCACAGTCAATTTTCAACTGGTTGTTATCCAGCCGAACCGTTGGGCTTTTTAATGTGCGCCCTGGTTCGGCTTTAGTAACATTTTTTATAACAACCTTACCGTTCTGGCATTCTAGCAATGCTTGATAAGAACTGCTATCTTTTTCTATCTTAAAAAGGGTGTCATGGATAGTTTCTTTGATAGTGATGGTTTGCGTTTTGTTTTCAAACGTGGCGGGCTTCGAACTTCCGCAAGAAGCCAGTACCACGAGTGAGAAAAACAACAACACAATGTGTTTTAGTGATTTCATTAATACTCTTTTTTAGCGTCAAACGAAGGACATTCTTTAATGCGCTCCCAACTTTCAATGATTCCGTTTTTGTTCAAATCGGGTGAAAAGTCACGATGTCCTTGAATGATAATTTTGTTTGTGTTTGCGTTTTTCTGTAACCATTGCTGAGCCTCTTTAATACAACTTTTAAGGGCTGTTTTTTGGGCTTCCGTTCGGGTGTCTTTGGCTTTCCAAATTGGTTGTTGCGCCGTTCCCTTATTTTCAACACCTCCTACATAACAGATATTGATTGTTTGCTCGTTGAAACCTAAAACACCGTTTGATGTTTTGCTAAAATCAAGTAGCTTGTGTATTGTTCCATCCACTTCAATTAAGCGGTGGTATCCAGGAGACTTCCATCCTTTGGTTTTCCAAAAAGCCTCTATTGATTCCCGCTTACCGAAACCAGCCGAACAATGAATAGCGATGTATTTTATTTCTTTAGCCGTTCTCATGCTTTTCCGTTTAACTGTTTGAACTTCTTTATTTCATTGATCAAAGTTTCGTTTGACACCATTAACTCTTGTATGTGCTGACGTAACTGTTTTTTCTCAATATCTTGGCTTTCAATTATTTTATCCCTTTCAGCTACTTTAATATTGAGATTATCGATAATTTCAAGGCATTGATTAATTCTTTTGGTGGCATCGTCTAGTAAGTTTTGATAAAACAAAGCTGACTTAGTCCCATTATCAATTTCAGTACTTTTACGGCTGAAAAACCAAGTAATCAAAGCGGCAAAAAATGCGGTTAGCGTGGGGTAGATAAATTGTTCCATTAAGGTGTTTTAAAAAAAGGCTACTACATTTTGCAGTAGCCTTTTGTTATAGGTTCTAGTTTTTGGCACTAGTAGATTGACCCAATGAATCTGCTCTCAAACGGCAACGCCATAAAGTAATGACGGTAGTTTAAAAGGTTAGCTTGGTTTCCAGTATCAGTAGATGCTGCAGTAAAATACTGTTTTGTTAAACCAGTTTTCTTTGCAATTCCACCTTTCCAAAAAGCAACAGACCCTTCACGGTCTCCAACTGCTTTAACAGCTCCAAATGCTTTTTTCACACCCGCGCTAGTGTACAAAGGATTTCCGTTATATTGGAACAATTCAAAACCTGCAATCATTGGCGCTGGCATTCCAGTTCTATAATTAACAAGTTGATCCCCAAAGTTTTTACGGTCAATTAGCAAGTCGTTCCAATGCTTAGTTGACAACACGATTCTTCTTTCGGTTGGATCAACTTCATCAGCATCGAATTTATCTTTAAGCGCAACAAGGTCATCATACTGCAAAGTTGCTATGCCTCCAACTGCCGTTCCTGTAGCTGCAATTACTGGTGTAGCTGCTGTTGTAGAAGTTGGCGCAATAGAGTGAATTGCTTTTTTGAACTTTTTAGTTAAAATCGCTCTGACATGACTACGAGTTGTAGCGTCAATTTTATCATAAGCAGAACCTATGATTTGGTCATCTGAAACCGAAGTGGCTTTCGTTTGATACTTGTCAATAGACAATACCACCCCATCATCGGAATACGCTTGAATTGGAATTGGATAAACATTATTGTTTACCAATACATCTGGATTAAAATTCGCACGTGGAATATTAATCACCGTAAGCTCAGATGCAGAACCCTCTTCAAGAACTGTAAAGTCAGCATCAAGTTCTGGAATCCCGTCTAGCCAAGGCGCAACGGATTGGTTGGTTATATTTTGAATAACCCTTCTTACCCAAATTTCTGGAAAATTCATATTTTATTATTTAATTGATTCTACTAATTTTTGGTACTCATTTGGATTGTCCGCCTTGAATGACAGTTGATCACCAACTGACAACTTTTGGAATTCCTCCATAGTTGCTACCGTTGGAGCTCCTCCGGTTCCTCCTGGAACAATTACACCCGCACCCAAATTTTGTTTTGCGGGGATAGAATCCAATGTGGTTTGCAATACTTCAGGTGAAGTAATTCCCAATTGTACAAAGGCTTCTTTTTTGTCTGCAGGGATTTTACCCTGAGTGACCGCCAAATCAACCTTTTGGGTTGCGGCTAATTTTACTGCAGCTTCTTGAGCTTCTTTGGCAGTTTCTGCCGCTAATTTCAGCCCTTGATTTTCGGCTGTTAAGTCGGTTACTTGTTTAGATAAGCCTAATACTTTGGCTTCTACATCAGCAACATCGAGTCCATCCTTTGGCTGGTCTTTAAAGCTTAAAGCCATAAGAGCCGCTACGCTTAAAATGATTTTGTTCATATCTGTTTTTGAGTTTAAATTTTCAGGGATTCCGTTTATTTTTTCGGTTACGGATAAGCAAAGAGATTTAATATCGCTCGCTTTTAAAACTTCAGTGCCGTCTGCACTATAAATGGCAATTGCACCTTTATTCGATGGTACCGGTATAATTGTTCCCTCAGCGAGTTCACATTCCATCATAATTAAGCGATCACCAATTTTTTCAACACTATCCCAATTGGGTATAATACCCATTGAACAGCCTTTTAAAAAACCGCGATCAACCTTCCCGGCTACGTCTTTACCTAAATTACTTTCTTCATCAAAATGGGGTTTTAGTTTTAACAGTCCGTTTTCCTTAACCGCATCCGACCAGTTGCCAATAACATTTTCGGTACTGTTGATATGGTTATTCAACATGACTGGATTGTCATTGAAGCGATCCATTTTAATTCCCAAAGTATTGATGTAAAAACCATAAGAGTTTTTCACATTTTCGTCATTAAAAACAAAGTATTCTGGTCTGGCCATTTGTAGGTGTTTTGGTCGGCAGTTCTTGCCTTTTGAGATGACAAAGATTAGCTAAACACAAGTCTCAAAAAAACAACAGCACAGCAACCGAACACTTGTGTTTGAGAACCTTACAGAGTTGTAAAGCAAGTAAACAGTAATTTTTTTAAAAGCCTCTTATCTGTCAACTTTGCTATTAAATACGCAAATATGGGAGTCAAAAAACAGGTTGAACATGACCTAGCAAAAAGGTATTACATTAATGACGGGCTCAGCCAAAAGGAAATTGCCGAACGTTTAAAGCTTACGGAGAAAACGGTTGGCACTTGGGTAAAAAAAGGAGATTGGGACAAAGAGAAAGTATCTTTATTAGTAACCAAGGACAGTCAAATTACCGCATTATACGGTCAATTACAAGCCGTAAATGATGAGATAAAGACACGCCCGGTTGTTCGTGATATTCCCAACTTTATGCTCAAGCCTATAAAGCTAAAAGACAGCTCTGGTGACGAAAAACTGGAATACCCAAAATACGTTGCTGAAGACTATCCCATTTTGATTGGAAACTTTCCCAATTCAAAAGACACGGATATGATCTCGAAGTTGACCACCGCTATTAAGCGACTGGAAACAGAGACTAATATTGGCGAAACCATATCAGTTGCCAAAGGCTTGGTACTATTTGTTAGAAGTATTGATTCTGTTTTTGCCAATCAATTAACATCCTATTGCGATGCCTTTATCAAACAAAAAATGAGCGATGGCACTAAGTAGAAAAGATAAAGAACAAATATTAGCGTGGGATGCTTTCGTCGTAAACCAATACAGGGCAACGCCTGTTGACATGAACGAAACGGCAACCAATAAGCTAAAAAGAATAGCACATTTAGAGGCAAATGATGAGGAATGGTTTAAGTATTATTTTCCTAATTTTTACACCTCAGAACCAGCACCATTTCACAAAAAAGCAACTAAGCGGGTTTTTGCAAATCCTGAATGGTATGAAGTGCGTTCCTGGGCTAGAGATTTATCCAAGTCAGGTAGAACTATGATGGAAGTAATTAAACTGACAATTACAGGAAAAAAGAAAACTGTTGTACTTACGTCTGCCACTTATGATGATGCAGAAAGACTATTAAAACCCTATAAAACTTTACTCGAAGTTAATGACCGATTAAAAAACGATTATGGAGAGCAAAAAGCATTAAGCGGTTGGGAAGAGGGCGATTTTACCACCAAAAAAGGAGTTTCATTTAGAGCAGTTGGGGCGGGACAATCGCCTCGTGGAACTCGTAACGATGCGGCCCGTCCAGATGTCATATTGATTGATGATTTTGACACTGATGTTGATTGTAACAATCCTGATACCATTGAAAAGAAATACGCTTGGCTTGAAACCGCATTAATTCCAACTCGTTCTATATCGGTACCGTTGTTAATTATTGCCTGTGGAAACATCATTGCGAAATATTGCTGCATTACTGAAATGGCTAAAAAAGCTAACATTCACGATATCGTAAACATTCGAGACAAAAACGGTGTTTCTACTTGGCCACAACGTAACACCGAGGCGTTGATTGATTTAGCTTTTAGAACAATGACCACAAGTGCCATTCAAAAAGAGTATTTCAATAACCCTATCCGTGTTGGTAAATTATTCAAAAAAGTACATTGGGCTAAATGCCCACCGCTTCGAGCTTGTGAGCATGTGTTAGTTTATTCCGATCCTGCCACCAGTAATAAAGACAATAAAAACAGCTCTCGAAAATTCACGGGCGTTATTGGCTACAGACAAGGAAACTTTTATTTATACAAGGTTTGGCTGGACAATATGACACAGCAAACTTTTGTAACCAACCTTTACCATGCAAACGATTGGGTGAAGAGTAAAAAGGTTGACACCTTCAAAACTTGGATTGAAAACAACTCGCTACAAGATCCTTTTTGGGAGCAAGTTTTAAAACCATTGGTAAAAGCTGTTGGTAAGCTATTGAATAAATTCCCGCTGTTTATGTCATTAGACAAAAGGAAAAAAGACGATAAATATACCCGTGTAGAGGGAACATTAGAACCTAAATACAAACAAGGCTGTCTCTATTTCAATGAAGACGAAAAAGACAATCCACACATGCAAAGAATGGAGGAGGAATTTTTAGGCGTAGCGCCAAACTCAAAAATGATGGATGGACCAGATGGATTAGAAGGTGGTATTTGGATTATTGAAAACGTATCCAGCAAAGAGAATTCTCAGTATGTAGTTGGACACATTAACAACCGTAAATATTAAATCTATGATAAAAGCAACTTACCAAGTAGGGGTTGACATTTTAGGCTTTCCAATTTATGTAGAGCATTATGTTTATAGAGGCGAAAGTCCAACTAGCAAATTAAATCCTGCAAAATCCTTTTGGGTTTCAGTCGTAGAAAAATTCATTAAACAACATTAATATGTTTATCACAAAAGAAGATTTAGGTAATGTGATCTATGATTACCAACTAGACCAAATTACAGAAGGTAATGATGATTTAGTAGTGCAAGCTTGTAATGCTGCCATTGAAGAAGCAAGAAGTTACTTAACGCCGAATACGGACAACAAAAAATGGTTGGATGGTAGATTATTGTATGATGTAGAGAACATTTTTAATAAAGTAGGGAACGACCGCCACTCACTAGTAGTACAACATTGTTGCACGCTGGCAAAGTGGTATGTAGCAGAGTTATGCAATGCCGACTTTATCTACGAAAAAGCAAAAGACCGCTATGACCGTGCCACCAGTTGGTTTACAAAAGTAGCGACAGGAACTATCAACGTTTCCTCATTACCACAATTAGTGCGAGACGAAACAACAGCAGGCGACAAACAACCTTTTGAATTTGGTTCAAGAGCAAAATTTAATCACGATTATTAAGATGGGAAAAATTACAGATTTTATAAAAAACCCGTTTGGGCAAAAGCCTGAAACGGTAAACCTTGGAGTAAGTGGTAGCACTAAGCCAGGGAATAGTTACATTCAGAATATTGTACCGAAGACCATTAGTCAAACAAGACAGGACATTAAGACCTGGACTAATGCTCAAAATATGGCAATGGTAGAAGAGAATCCAAAATTCTTTCCTATCCAAAACCTGTATGATAACATTCTGAAAGATTTACACCTGCAGTCTCAGGTCAATAATAGAATGCTTAAATCATTGAGCCGTCCCTTCAGTATCAAAAATGCCGATGGAAAAACCAATGATGATTTAACCACATTGCTCCAGGACAAAGGTTTTGTTTTTCAAATCAATAAAGCCATTTTAGAAACAGTGTATAGACGTCATTCGTTGGGTGAGTTCTCGTATAAACTCGTAAACAATGAGCCTGTTTTAACCTTTGACACTATACCACGTCAAAATGTTGACCCAGTAACCGGGTATTTATATTATGACTATACTGATGATAAAAAAATCAAATACCGTGAACAAAAAGAATACGGGTCATGGTTGATTGAATTTGGCGAAAAGAACACCACTTTAGGCCTATTGGATGGTTGTGTACCAATGGTATTATTCAAACGCTTTGGTGGTAGCTGTTGGAGTGAATTGTGTGAGATTTACGGAATTCCACCTCGTGTAATGAAAACCAATACACAAGACCGTGTAATGGTCAATCGTGCCAAACAAATGATGGCTGATATGGGTTCAGCTGCTTACTTTATCATTGATGATTCGGAGAGTTTTGAGTTTGCCAAAGGTGTGAATACTAATGGTGATGTGTATGCTAATTTATTAAATTATTGCAATAATGAGTTATCAATGGGAGTTTCTGGAACCGTTGTAGGTCAAGACACCAAAAACGGTTCAAACGGCAAAGAAAAAACCTCAATTGGAATTCTTGACGATTTGGTTGATAGTGATCTGTCATTGATTGAACAATGCTGGCGTGATACCGTGATTCCTGCTTTGCAAACTTTGGGAATACTTCCTGCAGGCGTATTGTATAAATACGATGCAACGGAGGATTTAACAGTGCTTTGGAAAATGGTAACGGAGGCGGCTAACTTTTTAGAGATTGACCCTAAATGGGTAGAAGAAAAATTTGGCATCAAAGTAATAGGGACTAAAACGACAGCGGCACCAGCCAACTTATCACTTAATCTAGGTGACGGTTTTTTCGTCTAAGCCCTGAATATTTTGGGGCATTGCATTTGCGAATTTCCAATTTGTACAAATGCGGTTGTGATGATTGTAACACAAAATTGCTTACGCTAGCGCAATCAAATAATAAAGCATTTAAAAAGCTTTTAAACACTGGTGAAAAAGCATTTAAACGATTGCACGAAATAGGCAGTTACAAACCTGAAGACTTGCAAACTGAGAAAGTCTATAAAGATTTGATCAATCAAACATTTGATGCTTTCAATTTTGCCATTGTTGACAATGATATCCCTGAAGTAATGCGTAATGCGCTGCAGGATAACGCTCGTTTATTTGGCGGTCTAAAAACAAATGCCCAACTGTTTGAAGCTTCAAAATTATTGTTAGATGACAAAGGCAATTTAAAACCATTCAGTCAATTGTCGCATGAGTATGACAAACTGAATATAACCTACAACAAGAACTATTTAGACGCTGAATATGAGTTTGCTGTTGGTTCATCACAAATGGCGGCTAAATGGAATGAGTTTGCGGACAATGACCGATATGAGTTGCAATACCGTACAGCGGGAGACAATCGAGTGCGTGCGGAACACGATGCATTAAGAGATATAACTTTACCAAAGTCTGACCCATTTTGGAACTCTTACACGCCACCCAATGGATGGAACTGCCGTTGTACTGTGGTAGAAGTTTTAAAGGATAAATTTGAAACCAGCGACAGCGAAAAAGCAATTACTGCAGGAGAAAAAGCCACAAGCCAAATAGGCAAGGACGGCAAGAACCGTTTAGAAATTTTTAGATTTAATCCTGGTGCAGAAAAGGTTTTATTTCCTCCAGCGCATCCGTACGGCAAAGTGGCGGGGGCAAAAACGGTAGAAAAAGTATTAGAAAACACATTTGTTCCGGTAAACATTGATGCTTATGAAAAAAAATTTGGAGTAAAAGTAGACCGCAGTTTCTTTTCATTATTAAAAAAAGAAACCACTTTAACTGAAGTAAATTTAGACAAACGCATTCGCAACAAAGGAGCATATTATCATCCAACAGAAAACTATGTTAAAATTCCTTTTGACGAAAGGAAACGAAACAGCAAGTGGAATGCTCAATCTATTATTTACCATGAATTTGGACACGCTGCCGATATTCAAAGAGGGTTTCAAGCACAAAAAGAGGTTGTTGATTTAATGAAAAAACACAAAACCATTTTTGCTAAAAATGATAATGAGTTATTTAAATCAGTAGATACGCAATTACGTAAAATGGGTTATGAAGCTTATGTAAATAAAGAACATGACAAACTAGAAAAGATTGGGGCTTGTGCTGATACAGTATGTTCGCTAAACTATAATTTTGGTTATGGACACGATAAATCGTATTTCAAAAAAAGAGGAATGTCTGAGGCTGAATTTATAGCACACACTTTTGAAAATAGATATGCGGGTAATGATGTGTTCAAGGAGATAATGCCAGAGCTTTATGATGAAATGATAAAGCTTGCTGATATTTTAAAAACTAAATAAAAGTAATGTCTGAAACGGTATATTCGTCAACTAATATGTCAGACTCAGTAATGGATCGTTTAAGAGCAAGCTTCTTATTTTTGGATTTCGCTTTTTCTAATAAAGGGTAAAGTTCCTCACCTAAGTGAAGCATAAGCGTAGATAGGAATTGAGCATACTCATCAGCGTCATTGCCTGAATAGTCTCTTTTTGATAAAAGTTCGTTAAGTAGTTCTTTACCTTCCATAAAACAAATGTACAAAAAATATTGATATGCAAGATTTTATAAAAAATATTCTATCTGATATAAGAATTGATCTGACTGACGAATTCGACAGAAATTTTGAGCGCAAAGCCTTTTTTGACAAGCCTTGGGAAAACAGTAAAATACCAAACCACAAAGGAAGTCTAATGATGCGTACTGGAAAGCTACGCCGCTCTATTCGTTCCAAACAAGGAAGTAATCACATTAGCTGGTCCAGTAGTTTGCCTTATGCAAGCCTACAAAATGAGGGCGGTGAAATTATTGTAACCGAAAGAATGAAACGCTTCTTTTGGGCGATGTTTTTCAAAAGTGATGGAGCTATCACAATGAAAAGAGATAAAGACCAGCAAGTTGTCAATAGAGACACGGCTAGAAACAAAAGATTGACAGGCGAAGCGGCAATGTGGAGAGCCTTAGCCTTGCAAAAAGTAGGTGCTAAAATGAAAGTTAAACAACGCCAGTTCATAGGCGACCATCCACAGCTGCGCCAACGCATCGAGCAAGTGGTTGACCGAAACATGAAAGATTTAGAGAAGGAAATTTTTAATAAATTAAAACGATGAGTAAAGAAGTATTAAAAAGCATTCAGGATATTTTGACACCTATACCAGGAATGCGATATGTGGATGAAGACTGGGGACAACTGGATGATTATTCACCCAACCCGCCAACACAATTTCCTTTGGCTTTAATTGATATTGGCAACCTGCAGTATAGCGATATTGGAAAAGACAAAACGGCCACACCTCAAAACCGCCAAATGGCCACAGGTACCATTGTGATCAGTATTGCTAATCTCAAACTAACTAATACAAGTGCGAGAGCTCCACAATCACAAAAGGACAAAGCTTGGGCTATTTGGGACATTGTAGCAAGTGTTCACGCAAAACTGCACGGTGTAGCGGTTGGTGGTTCTGCAGGTGCTATGATGCGCACCGCCATGCGAAAAGTAAAAAGGGATGATGGAATTCAGGAGTACGAAGTGACTTATACGATAGGTATGACTAATGTTTAATTAAACAATCTTGTTTGAATTGCAATAGCATCCTCAATTTTTTTAAGTTCCGAAGTGACTGGTGTACAAAGCACTTCGTAAAGTGTTGTTCTTGAAATGGGATAAATTGGGCAAATGTATTTGCGCCATACAACTGTTGTGGGAATATCCTCAGTCTTATGTTTTTGGTACAGCTCTTTGATAAGTCTGTAACGTAACAGCTTATTGCGTTGAATACCAAGACTACGATTGAGGGATACAGACATATAAGCAAATGTAAATAGTTTTTATCTATTGTGCAACACGAATTGATAGGCATAAAAAAACCCGACTGGATCCAGTCGGGTTTTTTATTAATAGGAATAAAATCGATACTTACTTGTTAGCGAATCACCAGAGTAAAAATAAAACTTATGTTTCTTTTGGATATCAATATAGTCTCGATATTTAGCCGATACAATAAAGTCATTATAATTGGCCATTGGGTAAAACACATCATTCACAATGGCAAACATCAATTTTGGGTCTGCATAGAACTCTTTTAATTTATAGCTGTTGTCATTTTGTTTTGAAAGACGCACTACAACACCGCTTTCATAAGCATCAACTGCAGCAGATTCTTTTTGCTCAGCTGTAAGTCCTGCAGGAAGATAAAACAGTATGTAAGCTTCCTTAGTTTGCTTTTCTTTAACCAGTTCTAGTTTAGTTTCGTTTAAGTTCAACAATTCGCTAGTGAGTTGTTTTGCTTCTGATAAAGAACCAGCTTGCATGCGTTCGATTAATGCGATATTCTGTGCCTGTGTAAAAGAGCAGATTAGAAGTGCAATGTAAAGTATTAGGTTTTTCATGTTATATTAATTTTTGTTCTATTTCTAATTTAATTTTTTTTAGTCTTTGGTGTGAATCCTCAAAATCTTTACCTCCTATAAATTCGTCTCTTAACAGTATTGTCGTTTCGTCAAGGCTCTCGAGTAACTTTTTATAACGTCCTTTTTTGCCTGATTCTGTTTTGAGAGAATCTATTTGTTGTAATTGAAAATCGTAATGTCTCATAAAACAGTTAAAAATAGATTCCCCCCCGAAAGCAACAATATCAAAATCCATAGGTTTCAAAACTCCCGCTAGTTGAGTTCTACGAGGTATTTTGTCATAATAAAGTTGTTTGTAATCATCAATAGAGTCTTGGGCATCACGAAGGTACCTTGAATTTGTAGAAGCTATTTGTAATTCGTTAAATAACTTTTGAAGAAACGAGTATCTGCTCTGAAGCGTGTCGAGGTTTTTAGTACTCTCAATTATTTCCATACTTTCTAATGACTGAAGTATTTTGCCTCTTACTTGCTCTTTTTGATACCTGTAATTTTTTACCTCTTTTTGCCATTGGGCTTGGGCGTGCGTAACAAGTGTTTGAAGTGAATCGTCAAGATTTGAAGTCCTTATTGGATTCTCTTTTTGGGAATATTCCGTTTGCTTTTGCTTCTTACTATATTTGTTAATCTTTAAAACATAGCCGATTGAAAACAATATAATTCCAAAAACAATAAGCGTGATTGCTGGTATCCATCTATCGCTTTTATCGTCTAATATTGCTACTGCAATACCTGAGGCTATCAGAGAAAATCCAAAAAACCAAAAAAACCACTTGAATATCGCTAGAAATATCTTCATAAAATTGTGTTTAATAAATCAAATATAAATATAAAAAGCCAAATTTAAGTTTGGCTTTTATTTTTTCATTAATCAATCTGTATTAAATGAATTTTTGGAGAAAAACTTTGCGGGTTAATGTGGTAATCTTTAAAAAAAACTACAACTTCATCACTGTAATGGGGTTGTGTTTTAACATCAGCATATTTTAAATGTTCTAAGGACATCGGCTCATTGTAATCTAAATATTTGATGATCGGGTGCCAGTGTAAAAGTTGTTGTAACCAATTTGGCAGACTAATAATTAACTCATCCGATTGGCAATTCATTGCATGGAAATCGTGTATCGCACACATCAAGAAATTATGAATTGCTAGTATTTCTGATTTATTTATTTGTTTTGTAACCATCTTTCTAATATTTTAAATCCGTCCAGTGGATTAGTTTACCTTTAAAATCTTTATTGAAGTAAGCAAAGAAGTCCTCAATAGTATCGAAGCCATCGTTTTTGGCTAGTCGTAGCATGTCATCCTTTACAATCATTTCGCTATCAAATTTTACCTTGGCAAAGAATTCTTTTTCAATAAACACATGTACCACTTTGATGCCGAACAACTCAACCCATATTATCTCTACTCCCTGAACACTCACCACTGGCAGAACCGGTGTAAACCGAAACATATCTTTTTGACGGCAATTGATAAAGAAATCTATTTTTGTTCCTGGTTTCCAACGATCATTTTTATCTTCCCGAATGGTGTGGATTTTGGGATCAGGCTCACATCCTTCTCGGAGCCAATCCCAGTTTTTACCGAATTGCATCTCATGGCTATTTAGGTATTCGATGTATTCAGTATCCTGACAAAAAATATGCTTTAACAAGCCTTCCCATATTTTCTCAATAAAATAATTAGGCTTTCCGTTCATTTGTGTGCTAAATGGCAGTATCATTTTCTTTTTTTCTTTTTAGGCGTTAAGTGCTTCATTCTGTTTCTTTCCTTTTGCCATTTCAATTTTCCATCTTTAGTCACTTTTTGAAAATCTTTAGCTTCTCTTTCGAGTGCGGCCATGTTTTTATCTATCATTTTAAAATAGTTTAGTGTGAATATAAAAACCTACTCTTGTTTGATCATAGCCTAATACTTCTAGCTTCTTAATCAAATCATACATTGTCTCGGCTACTATTTTATGCGCTTCTTTTTGAATTTCTTCAGTCGGTAATTTGTCATAAATTCCTTTTGTTTCATGTGTCATAAAACTTCCGTGGTTGATGTACCCTTTTCTTGGTGCTTTTGTTTTGAATGTTAGTTTTGCCATTGTAGTTTTTTTATTAGTTAGTACTCATCATTATATCTTTTCTGATTCAGCCAAGTGACTAAGTGCGCTTTTGCCTGTCCTGTTTTGAGTAAAGACTCATCGTATTTTTTTAGGGCATTGAAACACTTTATTTTTTCAACTAAGGACAATTTTTCAAATGCTTTTTGAGAGTGGTCTTTTTTAACTTTTAAATTGTATTTAACCCAAAAAGCCTCAAATGAGTAATCGTCTAAAACCAACTCTATTGTAACTAATTGCTTGTACTTTGTCCAATTTTCCATTTCCTTTACGGTACCAGGAAACTGTCCGTTTGCAAATAGCTTTAAAACCCGTTTCCCTTTTATATTAAAAAAGCTGTAAATTGTTCCATCGCTGTCCCTGTATTGAAACAGCCATTCGTCAGCCGTTTCTTTAAAGGTTACTTTATAAGTGGTGCATTTCTCCATTGTATTAAATCTTCAAGGTTTACAAATACTTCAAGGTTCACATTTTTTGCTAGTTCTGACTCGATGAGTGCGCCTTTGCTTAGCATAAAATCATAGATTAAAAAAACGGCGTCGCATTGCATTAGTGCCGTAATACATTTGCGCATGGCGATATCCCAAGGACACTTCCAGTCGCCAACTATCTCCAGCGGGTTGACAACTTCATATCCTAAGTCTTCAAGGGCTTTTTGAACTTTGCCAAACTTCATGGTGCATTGCGCAATAGGTTCTCCCGTCACTTTCCCTGCGATGTATATTTTTTTCATTTTAAAAGGTATTTAGTAGGTTTGATGTTTTTGAACTGAGAGGCTATTTCGATAGCCTGTTTGTGTTCTCGTTGCTTCGTTTCAAAGCTTGTTTCTGGTAGTGTTGGAGGAATTCCTCTTTTTGATTTTGAACGCATTTTTTTAACTTTAAAATTTTGCAAATTCGTCTTGAATAAATAACAAGAGTTTCAATAAGTCATTTCGTGACTTTGACTCTTTATGTAGTGATTTTAAGTGCATTTCAATAAATCCTAAGAGTGCAAAAGCTTCATGGAGTTTCAATTGTAATTTGATTTTTTTACCATCACTAAATAAGTCAGCGCTTTTTATTATTTTATTGTAGGGCTTGTTTATTTTATCTGATAAATCAATAATTACAGAGTAGGTTACTTTTTCTTCTATGCTTTTAGGTTTGTACTTTTCAAGGCTACACATCATTGACTCAAGAGCAACGATTTGATCTATTGTAAGTTTGGCGTTAATAGGTTGTAGTATCATTGTCTTAATATTTTAGGTCTAACTAATTCACTGTCGATCTTATCAATTTCATCACCATGATAAAAACATTTCAGATCTAAATAATATGTATGAGGAATCCATCCCTCTTTATTTATGTGCTTTTTTACATATTCAGGACATTCTTTATAAGCATCTGCTATTTGTTCCTCTCTGGTCATCTTAACACTCGGTTTTTGGGGTTGATAAATGTTCGCCACATTGGGTGCATACTATTACGATGGTTTCACAAGTTGCGACGCTTTCAATTACTCTTGTTTCGGCAATGTCATGTGGACATATTTCGGTGATACTATACGAGTCCATTCTTGGAGTCTTCGGTGAATAACTCTTTTGCGTGGCACCATTTATGGCAATCATTGACATCTTTGCAGTCACATGGTGGGTATTTTGATTTGCGGGTTTTATTTTTCTTTTTGGCTTTACTTCCATTGGCAAAGCCAATTAAAAAACCGAAGCTAAATAGCAATGTCATTGTGGAAAACACAGCCAAATAAATTATTAGGTCGCTCATGTTATTTGTGTTTTTTGGTTTTAAAGGTTGAGTTTATAATACCTTCTAGGGCAACTATTATCTTTTCGAGCTCCTGATGCGACATATCCATTAAAGGCTTTTTAACTGGTGAATTATCGCTTTTTAAAAAGCGGCTTAGTTTTTCTAGGTCGGCAATTTCTCCCCATCTTTCATTTGTAACACTCCAACCATTTTGAATGCAAAGCGATCTAATTAATTTGTGAACTTTTGCCAGTGGATGGTCTTTTTTAAACAGTCCCCAGTTTCCTGATTTACCACTAACTACATTTTGAAGCTGTTGTTTTGGGCTGTTGTAGTCATCTATTGCAGAACCTTGTCCCTCGAATAGATATGGCGATTTAGTTGCTGTCATAATTGTCAACTTTTTTTATTGATTTTACTTTGTGCTTTAAAAAACCATAATTAAAATGTGGCGGTTTATGAAGAGGTAACTCTTCGCCAACGATAAGCATTGTCTCAATGGGAATTATTCCTCCCGCCCAAATTTCCTTTTGAAAAGGTTTTGCGTCAATGATTACACCTTTCTGGTCTGTGATTAATTCTAAAAAGTCCTGTCCGTTATCTTCTAATTCGATTATTGTATACATTTTGTTATTGTTGTTTTTAGGAGTTGTCGTTTTCTATGTCTATTTTTTTAAGTCCGGCTTCTAATCCTTTCTGGAAGCTTTCCAGATGTATTACTTCTAAATAGTTCTGAGCGGTTTGCATTGCCTTCATTGTATCTGAAAAAGATGGATTTTTCATTTGGCTAAAAATTGCTAATAATTCGTCTAGTGCTTTTTCTTTGTTAAAATCTGCCATTTTGTTGTTGTTTTAAATTTGCTCCCGAGGCGGGACTCGAACCCGCAAAAGCCATTTCCACTCGGGACACCGAATTAACTAACCAATTATTTGTTTTTTATCATAAACAGCACGCCAAGAACTATTAGCACCGCTATAACAACTATAGTTGGTATTAATATTGGTGAGAGTACCCACCACCAACTCCAGTCTATGTATTTAGTTAATTTCAATACTATGAATACGATTGTTAATAGTCCTGCGAATCCTATTCCTCCTGATTGTATTGAATTTTTACTCATAATTACTTTGTTTTATAAATTGATTTTGTGTGTTTTTTAAAGGCTTTATTGTTTATTACTAGCTTTTCATAATTCCGAAAAGCATTTAGTTCTTGGCTCGATAAATCGTGTTTGCATGTCCAGTTATTCAAACCATCTTTACAAACTAAATGACCATTAACCTCGTATTGTTCGTGATCTATTATTGGGGTTATTGTTACGCTCATTCTCTAGCTGTTTGAAATAGGTTCTTATTTTGAATCGAAGCCATGATATATAATTCACTATGGCTTTGCCGTTAAGCACTATCAGTAGTACCACTAATAGTGCTATGGTTGTAGCATACTGGTTCATTAAAGACTTGAGAAGTTTAACAATATATTCTCCCAGTGTCCTTGGTCGTCTTTGAATTTGAATTCATAACCAAATCCTTTTAAGTGGTTTGAGAATGACTCTTTTATCAATCGTAAGCCTTCTTTCCAACGCGGGTCGTCAAACTTATCCTCATGCTTGTATAAATCCATTACACGGCTGTACTCGAGGTCGCCGTTTGCGTTACGTTCTAAGAAGCTTAACAAAATTTCGTGAAGTTTTACGTCACGTTTTTTGATGGTATCACTTAAAAACTCTTTGATCAGTTCAATAGCTTTCGAGCTGCGCTCATCCCAAGCGGGTTCCGTATCTCTACGGCGTTTCACTCTCATGGTGTCCTCAATGTCTGAAATCGAGAAACCGCCTTTTGAGTTGCTTCGTATCTTTCCGTATTCCGAAAGTTTCACGGCTTGGTTGTCCATCTCGATGTGGCAAAACTGTTTGAATTCGCCCAGTTCTCTATACAGTGCTTTGGCGGTTGTAATCATTGCAAAGATTTTTTCGTCTCTATTTTTCTCGTACTCTGCGCGCTCTTTTTCTAGTTTTTTTGCTTCTGAGGCTTTTCGGTTTTTTAAAAGTGCTTCCAATTCTGCAGTTGTCAATTCTGTTGGGGCTTTTGCTGTTTCTGTGTTCATAATTATTGAGTTAGGTTTTTCATTGCTTGGAAAAAGCTTTCGGCAAAAGCTTGATTTATTTTTTCAAATTGAATATCAGCGGTTGTATTGTTTTTTTCAAAACCAGACATTTTAGTAGACATTCTGAGATCGTCTATTATTGTTGTTGTTTCAATACATTCGTTACTTTCATCGTCTTCTGTAATTTGATACAGTACTTGGTGTTCTTCGACTTCGAAGATTTTGCAAAATTTTTGTGCCATCATTATTGTTTTTATTGTTATTGAAATTGGTTTTTACTTATACTCAATTGGTTTCTGTGGATTCCAGTGATTGGTTTTGATTTGTTCTACTACAAAGGCTATCTTTATTATGACGGCTTCATTCTGGGTAAAATCGGTATCATTTTGCATTATTTTGGCTCGTTCCTGGTTAATCAAAAACCGTTGTGAGTCAGTAAAAAAGTGGGGCTTTCCAATTTCCTTTTTAAAGGAGTCATATTGAAGCACTAAATCGAGGAGTTGATGCCGTTTACAAGGGGTATAACATTTCATAGGCTAGTTTTGGTTAAGTATTGAGGTTTCTATTCTTATTCCAGCCACTTTTATAGTTTGTGGTTTTTTGGCTTGATCCAACAGCGATTTTGGGAACCTTGACATTAATTTGTTGACACATTTTATATAAAGCCAATCTTTGTCCTTTCCTTGCGTATCTGGATATTCTGATATTAATGATCTAAACTCGTTTTCTGTCTTTTTTAATTCTGTCATAAACCAGTTGCTTATGGGTGTACTTGCAACAACGTTTTGAAACTCTCTACTGTTAACGGTTACGCTTTGCGCCCAGAACATCCAAAAGGATAGTATAAAATCTTCTTTGGTTTGGCTCGCTTGTAGCTCATTCATTAAATAATCTACGCTTGACTCTTGTGTGATTGTTGTTTTCATGACTCTAGTTTTTTATTTCGCTGCCGTGATATAGCATTGCTGTTTGTTCGTTAATTGTTAAACTTCCCCCTGGACATCTGCCACCGACAAATGCAGTTAAACCTTCGACTCTGAAATAGACGTTGCACAGCTTTTTTGCTAATTTTGCTACTGCTGTGGTAGGCTCGTTTTTTTCCATGTGTGCCATTAGAATAATTAGTTTATCGGGATGCTTTCTTTTAAGTCTTCGTAAGTCCGCTGTTTTTAAATCATCCACATAGGCTGTAGCATTATCAATAACCATAATTCGGGCGGATTGTCTTTTTTCTAACATGCTGGTCAAATCCTCCATTTCTAGGTAATCGTGCCACTTTATTTTCGTGCTCTTAAAATCGATGTGGGCTTTTTTAACTGCCTGCTGAAAGGAGAATCCAGTTCCCTCTTCAGCTGATACATAATTCAAATTTTCAAACTTGGTTAGATAGTCCGAGAGTAGTAGAGCTAGCGTAGTTTTTCCATTCTTTTCATTGCCATAAATCACCCATATACCGCTTCGCTCTTGTTCCCCTAAAACCTTTTCCCAAATACCGTCAAATTTGAATGTTTTGAATTTTTTACTTAAGAGTGTTTTGGTTGTAATTCCTCTAGCCATACTATGCTCCTAATTTTATAAGGGTTTCTAAATATCTAAGTGTTGTTTCTTTATCTAGGCACTTGTTAACAAGTGCTTTTATCTTGGACTTATCTTTGATGTTTGCCATTGCTACGGCTCCAATTAAGTCAGAGTAGTACGCTTGTCTGTCGGCTTTTCCGTTTGGTACCAGTTTTATAAATTCGTCCGAGAAGCGGCTAAATATTTCTGCAAATCCCACCTTTTTGGCATTCATTCCTTTTGAAATTTTGCTCCTTAATCCATCGGCTCCCATCATATACCAACCACAAACGCCGTCGGTACCATTCCAGATTCCTTTAAGCTCTACAAATGCGGAGTAGTCAAGGTCGCCTGCTTCATCAAGTATGATCAAAGGCTTTTCTAGTGTGGTGATGTAATACTTTAAGTTGGCTAAAACATCGTTATACTTGCCTTGATTATCAATACCCACCGTTTTAGCGAGTAGCCTAATGAAAAGTTGTTTTGATTTGGCTTGAGAGCAATCCACATAAAAAGTATTTTTCATTTTCTTGATGATGTGTTTGGTACAAAATGTTTTACCAATCCCGCAGTCATCTACTAACACCATCGAGCGGCTTAACTCTTTGCAAAAACTCAAATTGTCTTCTATTTCAGAGTAAACGGCAGTGCGGGCTACTTTCCAGTTGTCTTCAAAAACTTTTACTTGTAATTCTCTTCCTAGAGTGATCCAAACGGTATCGCTCATTATCCTCTCAGTTTCTCCTTTTTTTAATCGGCTGTAAATGGCGTTATTAATCCCTAAACTTTTAGAGAAATCGGCATCTGAACCGCCGTAATTCTCTCTTTTTTCAAGTATTGCTTGTCTTACTTTTGCTTTAAATTCAGTGGTTAAATTCATCTTTTGGTTTTATAGATTAAAATTGGCGCGCCATCCTGGCACTGTACTTTGTTTTGGTTGGTATGGTAAATCGTCATCGGGGTCATCTGCAAAAACTTCTACTGGTTCCTCTCGTGCCTCGTATCGTTTTATGTTTGAAAACTTAAAGTTTGAATTGATAAGCTTCGGTGTATTATCGATAATCCCAATATTTTCAAGTCGTTTAATTTGTGATCTTGAGAAACCTTCTACTGATGCTACATAAGCCGATTGCAATTCTCTATTTTTTTCTTGCTCTGGTGTTCTTTCGAGCGATGATCTATTGTATTTAGGAAATGGCATTATTTCACATATTAACCGTGTTGTTCCTCTCAAATAGACTAGTGATTTTAAAACCTGACCGTCGTTCCCGTCAAGCCAATACACGTCCAATTCTTTCCCCTCAATTATTTTCATTTTTTCAATTAAAGCCTCTCCTGTTAAAACTTTTCCGTCCTCAGCAATAGCTCGTTTTATTTTTTGAAGTGCAACTACACCAACTTGGCAAGATGTTTCCGTTTTATATCCTATGTATGGGAGTATAGCCTCCCAATTCGTAGGCTTAATATCGGGGTGTTGGTTCTGCATGAAATAATCAAAACGGCTCATTGTCTTATCCGATGGATGTGGCGAATTATTCCAGTTTTCAATTTCAATCATCCTTTGGTTAATTAATTCGGGATAAGGAATTATAGTAGTAGGAATTGCACTGGCTTGATTTGCCTCTGATTTCGCTTTTGGTCTAGCAATCCATCCTATTTCAGATTTTTCAACATCATAACGAACCTTTCCAAACATTCTCTCAATGTACTTTCCAGAGGCCTTGTTTGGGATAATTCTAGTGCTTTGAAACATATTACCGTTACGTAATAAAGTATCTCTAAAGCCACTATTTAATGAGCTTTCGCACTCTAATTCGTGAGGAATTGGCAGTCCCCATTCACTATGATTTCGTACCATTTGTCGGTAAAAGTCAACGATAATCCCCTCTTTAGACTTTCCATAAACTACCGTTGTGAAGCATTGAGAGGCAATATCGACACCTATGTAAAACCAAGCCCTATTTCTATTGTTATCGTACCAAAATGGCGGTTGTCTGTCATCAATTGAAATCATGGAACCTGAGTAAACTGGTAAATCCATTTGATGTGCTGGTGTAAAATTTCCCATATACACTTGTCGGTCGCCACTTCTCAATTTGTGATTTGAAATTTTATTTTCCCATTTGTTTAAGTAATTTATAATCGTACCAGTTGAAAGCGGCTTAAAATCTTTTGGATTATAAAGCTCTCCTGTGTCGGAATTATAAACTTCAACATACCCATTTAAAAAACCGTCATAATTACGAGCTACATCCGTAGGTGTTGGCTTATGTAATTGTTTAGCAAAAATTGAATTCAACAAAATTTCAGTTTGATCATCCACCTTACGAGCATTGTTTGTTTTTCCTCCGTTCGGGTCTTTGATAAGCGGGTAGTACAAATCCTCTTTACACGCATTTAAAAGCTTTTTAAACTGCTTTTCGGAAGCGGGAAGGTTATGTGATACCTCGTGCTTTACTTTTAGCGTATTATTGAAGTTTTCGACGTCCTTGACTACCGTGGCGGTAATTCCTCTAAGTGATCCTTTCAATTTGATGCGTTCCTGTGTTCTGGCTTGCTCTAATTTTATAGCTGCTTTCATAACACTAGAGTTAATAATGTATCGCTCTTGTTCGTCGGCTTCCAGTTTATTACCTGACCTTTTGAACCTAGAATAATAGCGTACTGCATCGGCATCAAATTCAAAGAATGTTTCTAAAGGGTTGTCAACGCGTCTAGGATCTCCAATTGCTTCTTGAACGTGTGGTTTTAGGCTGTCAAAATCAAGCAGTAGCTTTCTACCGTTACCACCTATTTGGAGACGTTTAATTCCAAAAGGTTTGTCTTTGTAACGTTGAATTTCTTTCTGCAGTGAGCCCAGAGTGTTCCAAAAATTTGGAACTAGCTCCTCAAGCTCTACGGCAATTACATTGTTTGAATATTGATACGGCATATCTATTACTCTAGAGTTCTGTTAACAAGATTTGCAACCGTTTCCTGGTTCGCTTTTTCCATTGTCACATAATCTTTTTTGATGGCGTCGGGTGTTATACCTTGAACGCTCCCGCTTATACTTTGACGGATGTAATATTTTGAAACACCATATTTTAAAAACAACGCCTCTAAAATATTTGAGTCGTAGGATTTATAAATTTTTGTCTTACTTTTGTTCATTGCCTTTTTTGTTTTAAATATTGAAACAAATATATAAACTTGTTTAGTATTATCGATATGAAATATAAACTTTTTTACATAATATTTTTTATATGACTGAAATACAGAGAATTAAAGTAGCCGTAAAAGCATTGATTAGTTTAGGAATTGCCAAGAATCAAGAGGAGATAGGAAAGCTTATGGGCTACAAAAGCAAGTCCTCTTTTTCCCAAGTTCTCAATAGTTTAGTGCCATTGCCAGCTGATTTTGTTGATCGTTTGTGTAAATTAGACAGGCGATTAGTAAAAATGTGGATAAAAAATGAGCAAGGGAATGTTTTAAGAAGTGAAAAAGAAAGTAACCAAGTTTATATTGAGAATAATATAGAAGCAAATTCAGTTGAAGACCACAAAGAGGAAAGATACAGAGAAGAAAAAGGGATTCCTTTAATTCCAGTTGAGGCAATGGCGGGGTTTGGAACTGGAGACGTGCAAATTATGGAGTATGAAACAGAACGCTTTATTGTTCCAACTTTTAAAGGATCAGATTATTTAATTGGAGTAAGAGGTAGCTCAATGTACCCGAAGTATAATAGCGGTGATATCGTTGCATGTAAGCATCTACCGCTCGACACGTTCTTCCAATGGAATAAAGTTTATGTACTGGATACTGAACAAGGCGTATTGATCAAACGCATTTGCAAAGCGCAGAATGAGGACTGTGTAACTATTGTTAGTGATAATAAAAGCTACGATCCTTTTGAATTACATAAATCAGATATACGCTCAATAGCTATAGTTATGGGTGTGATTAGGCTAGAGTAGTACTTTTTTTATTTCTTTTTTTTTAATTAAAAACATAAATAATTGACAATCAATGTTTTTGAATTGTTTATTATAATCAAACCATGTTATTAACTATCGTGAGTTGACAATTTTAATGCAATAAACGTGGTTAAACTTAATTTACAGCCATGTAAACAAGTTTATATTATTGCTGATCTGTCCATGCAAATGTCCACCCAACTGTCCACCCAAAATAAAAAATCGAAATTGCTATATTTTTGTGTTCCTCACTAAATGGCATAAAAAAAGCCTCAATTAAGAGGCTTAAATATGGTTTAAAATAGCTTTAAACATCAATTAAATAGTGCTTTTAGGTGTATTTGTACCAGATAACAGTAGCTAATCAAAATAGGTGGTAGTAAATGGCTAAATCAATAGTAGTAAAATGGTGGTAAATAGTAATTAAATAGAAGTTTTGTTTTAATTGCTTTTTCGACCTTTTTTTATGTTAAGTATTGATTTCATTGGTGTTTTCGACCTTTTTTATATAAGTATTAATTAGAACTATTGTTTAATAGCCTATAGTCCATTGGTATTTTCTTAGCAATTGTACCTTTTTTGATACTTTCACTTGGATTAAAGTCAATCACTTTACCAATTTCTACATTTCTCCAATTACTCATATCGCAACCCCTTTAAATTACTCTGAATCTCTACTTCTAATAAAATATTTTTAATTATTTTGTTTGACCCGGAAAGGGTCGAACGTCTATAAAAAAACATACTCCAAATTGGTTCGACCCCAAAG